CCCAGAGATGCGCACGCGGTACCGGAGCTTCTCCATGAAGCCCGGGGTCACCGGGGTGTTGTACGCTTCACCAATTCCGATCATGACACAGGTCAGGAAGACCATAGCCTCAATCGGAAAGGTAAGCGCAGAACCCATAGATGCGAACTTGGTCAGATGAAGAACACCATGACCAGGCACATCGGCATGCGTAGATCTGCAGGCATCAACACCCCATTGCAAATGAGGGTGTCCATGCAGCATCTCATGCACTAGCCGATTCGAGACACGATCGGAGGCATCGCTAAGGTCTAGCGTTGCCAGGCTGCCCGTGAGGGAACCTTTCTTAGCCATACGCTGATTAGGCGTCTGGGTTTTGAACCCGATCATGGGACGGAGGAAGTCACTCTCCTGAACCCCATCATAGAGGGCAAAGCGAAGTGCCTGCTGCACATATTGCATGTGCGTAGGCTCTTTCGCAATGATCCTCGGTGTCTTGAGCGTCTTAGGTACAGTAATGACCTCAACGGGCATTTCTGCACCAGGTTCGAGGAAGTCAACGTCAGCCAACTCACTATGGAAGTTCGAGTTGGGAACGAGGTACTCTCCTGACGGAAAGTGTGCCTCCAGACGTGCGGTCCAGGTCCGGTTCCGATATTTTCCGTTCCCACGGAGTTTATCGGCCGTAGCCCCTGGACCGTGCTTGGGGATCAAAGTACGATCAAAGACCTCCTGGTCGATGGTCGAAAATAGATCCCTGTACAGCATGTCTGCAACCCGTCGGAATTCTTCCAGTTGGTCCGGAAGAAGCCAAGCGGATCGTAGACTGACTTCCTGCTCACACTTGACGTAACCGTTGATCGCAGCTGACACCCTCTCTTCGGAGCAGGGAACCAGCAGCTTTCCGAACATTAGCGTAAGCTGACGTACGGAAGCTATTGCATCGATGTTAGGTTCGTCAAGCAACACACCAGTACCACTGTCAAACACTTGACCCAGGAAACCCGAAAACATTCTCGGGAGCCCTGCCTTCCAGGCGAACGCCCGGAAGAGATTGCGGTCAATGCAACCCTGGTCTAGACTCCTCTCGAAGTCCTTTCCGAAGGTAGGAAGGGTAATCGTCAGGAACGATAGACCTTCGTGTTTGACACGCTCATGGACGGTACGAATGTCCATGGTGGTGCGTGTACAGCATCTACTCGCGCACTCGTGCGCGAGACTTGTCCAGAGCATCAGTAGGCTTTTCAGTCTTCCTCCTAATCGGGGGTGTTGACATCCCAGAGGCCTACATCAATTCACTCGAAGCTTCCCCTTGGGATGGGGGACATACCAAAAGTACCTCTTGGCATGCCAACCGCACCAGGGCTCAATGTGAGCCCAAACGCGGCGCTTCGGATGGCTCGAAGCCGCACTGACGAGGGACGAAGAAGAAGTTGTAGAGG